TTAGTTGGGAGAATCTGTCGCCGTTTCGTTCCGCCGGATGCGGTTCGCGATCTCCATGACGATGCTGTCCCGATCGACGTAAACCGCCAGTAGGCGCTGCACCCGATCTTCTTCCCAGCCTAGGATGTCGGCGATCTCGGCGGCAGTCAGGCCAGCTCTGCGGAGCCGGGTCGCGAAGGTGCCGCGCGCATCGTGCAGGTGCTTGTCCACCTTCGCCTCTGCCTTGGCGTCCACGACCTGATGTTCGAGGCCATCCAGACTCCAGGGCTTGCCGCGCGTGTTGGACAGAACCGTCAGGCATTCGACCGGAGCGGGCCGCTTCTTCTTGGCTGCGCTGTCGGCCAATTCGGAATGGCGCCGGCGCTGTTGAGCGCGGATTTCCTCTAGCAGGGCTTTGGTGTCGTCCAGCAGGGGGATGACGGCTGTCTTCTTCCCGCGGCTCTTCTTCGTCGCCTTCACGATGGCGAGGTCTCCGACGTGCGACCAACACAGGGAGGCCAGGTCCTCGCGGCGCAGGCCCGTCAGGCAAGCAAGCCGGACGATGAATCCGACCTCGGGAGATTTGGCCGAGGCGGCGTATCTCTCGATCTCTTCGGCCGTCCATATCTGGTCAGCTCGATTGCTGGTGTAGAGCTGTTTGATCCCGGCCGCGGCGTTGAGCGCCAGCAGGCCGCGATCCATTCCCCAGGACAGCACCCGTGAAAGCACCTGGATCCCATAGTCGGCTTTGCGGGGCCGGTCGGCCCATTGGTCACGCCAGGCCAATATCTCAGCCTTCACGCGGCGGTCGTCCAGCGCATCAAACGGCAGGCCGCCGATGGACAGAGGGCCGCCCTCGTCCATGATGACGTCCAGCCAGCGCGTCCATTCGCGCTTCGTGGTCTCGCCCAGGGCGGCGAACTCTGGCGATTGCTTGTAGAGGCTGGCGAGGGACCGCAGCGTGTCGGTCTTGGGCGCCCGGCGCTCAGCCACAGCCTCATTGTAGGCCGCCATGAACTCTGGCGAGCCGGGAGAACCGGGGAGGCGAGGGCCGCCCTTCCACGCATACCAATAGGTCACGCGGCTCCCGTCCGCGCGCTTCTTGGTGATCTGGTTCAGGCCCTTAAGCCGCACCCTGGCCACGCCTTTGCTCCCGCCACGCGTCCAGAGCGGACACAGAAGTGGATTGGTGGGCTGTCGAGGGCTGACCCGTCAAGATCATGACCTCGCCGCCGGGCTTGATGGTGACGCCTGCGATTTCATGGCCGGCCGCCTTCAGAGCGGCAAGGCTCCGGTCCAGATCGGTGCGCCGGACTGTCGGAACGCGACTCATAGATAGGGCATGGGCTTCCACCCACCCTCTTGATCGACCACATACATCCAACTCTCTGTGAGGCTGTCGAAGGGCGGCGAGATAAAGTCGTCGGTCTCCACATCGGCCGGACAGGGCCATCGCGCATCGGTTTTGCTGAAGAACAATCCCCCGGCACCGATCCGCAAGTATTCCATGCCTTGCGTCGCGCAGAATTCGTCGACGAGATACCTCAGGTCGCTAGGGTGTTCGACAACGAATAGGCCGACCGGTTCATGGCTTTCAGCAAGGCGAACAGCGTAGGCTTTCATTTCGTCATTTACCTTCGGCTTGGTGGACGGCGCAGATCAGGACGATGGGGGTCATGCAGGCCCTCCGAATAGATCTGGCTCAGGTTCAGCTGGCCGCTGTGGCGAGACGTGATCGAGCACAACCTTGAGCGCGCTCTCCGTGACATAGACGCAATCGCTAATCCGGCGGCCATCCGTCGCATAAAGAGGCTGGGCCGCGCGTAGCAGGATCACAGCTTGATCGATCGTCATTCCCCCTCTCCCTGTTTGGCGCGAAGGATGGCGATGCAGAGGGCTAGGGCGGGGGTTGATCCGTATCCCCACGTCTTAATCTCTTCGCCTTCTGGCTGGTCAGGACGAACCACGGAGGCCAACGGCTTTCTCAGGCCGCCAACTGCCGTTGTGATCGTCGTCACGTCCCACAGCCACCCATCCAATACCCTCGCCGCCAGCGCGAGGGCGGCGTCTAGGGAGCACAGGGGCGATTGATTGCGCTCGACCCATAGCTCAGGATCGTAATTCACCGCGCCCTTGAATGCCTCAGTATCCGCATACATGAACGCAGCAACCTCGACTGCGAGATCGCGTGTCACTTCCTCGGCAGCCTCCAGCCTAGCGATGAGGGCGGATAGGTCAGCGGTCATGCTTCTGCTCCTGGTGCTGGAGGGAGGGGGGTCCTTACGGTAGGGCCTGCCGATGCGGGCCATCGATAAGACAAAGAGGGCGACGAGGGGCAGGCTCACAATCCAGAAGACCGGATCGACCGCCAGGGATTTGATCTCACCCACGTTCGGCCTCCTTGCTGATGAAGTAGTCGATGCGATTGGCTGTTTCGGCGGTGATGACGCGACGGTCCATGTCGCCCAGAGCCTGCTTCAACAACTCCACCGCCTCAGCCAGCTTGCGCTCTGCTTCGGCGGCTCTGGCTGTTGCGCGGACATAGTTATCTACGGACAGCTTGATCTCGAACTTAACCTTCTCCCGCAGCGCCGCGTTCTCTGCGATGAGGGCGGCGTGAGCGTCACAGGCGGCGATAATCCGACGAACCTCGTCCATGCCGATCTTGAGCGATCCGACGGCGTGGTGCTCGAACTTCCGCAGATCATCAGCCAGCCTCGCCAGTTCCGCATGATCGCCGGAGCCGGATGCGAGGGCGGTGAGGATGGAATCCGCGATGTCGTCACAAACTGACTTCACGATGCGGCGCTCATCATCAACC